CCTGAAATTTCTGTCAGAATGACGCCCTCACTGTTTTCGGGAAGCGTAAAGTAACCCGGCACCGTCACGACGGTGTCGCAGCGTAATTTTTCGGCGGGTGTTTCATCTGGATTGTCGTAATAGACAGCAACCCATTCCTTCGGCACAATATTTTTGCTATCTACCCACATCATCAACTGCTCAAAACCTTTCTTTACCGTCTGTTCCCACGGGCCAACGAGATGGAAACCTGCAACGGTACGTTTATCTTCCTGCTTAATCTCGTAGTTCATGACGCCTCCATTAATACTGTTTTTATATACAGTATAGTTGCAATATTAAAACCACAAGGAATGAGTGTTGATTATGCGAGCAGACTCGCACTCCTGCCAGTCTGCTGCAAAAGAAAGGTCAGGCCTTATGGTGGAAATAATCACTCAGGCGGGAAAACATGCCGCCTTCCCCGACAGATTCCAGGGTAACCAGCGGCCAGTGCGCCACCTGTTTATCACGGTCGTAAAGTTCAATTTCCCCTACCCGCTGATGGGCGCTAATTGGCGCGGTGAGTTCTTTACCATCAAGGGTATATTTGGCTTTGATATGTGGAATTTCGGCTTTCGGTAGCACCATCCAGAACTCTTGTTCCGTTCCCAGGTCGATATTTTCTTTATCGCCATACCAGATGCGTTCCGTTCCGACCTTTTTCCCACGGTGCAAAATTTGCACCGTAGTAAAGTTTTGTTGCCCCCAACGTAGTAATTTTCTTGCCTCTTCCTCACGACCTTTTGCACTGTCAGCCCCCATTACCACTGCAATGAGACGACGCTGCCCATCTACAGCCGAAGCAATGAGATTAAACCCGGCACCAGAAGTATGACCCGTTTTCAGGCCGTCAACATTCATGGTTTTATCCCACAATAACCCGTTACGGTTTTGCTGAGTGATACCGTTCCAGGTGAGGCTTTTCTCACTGTACATATGATAAAACTCGGGCTCGCCGTGGATGATAGCGCGAGAAAGCACAGCTAAATCATAAGCCGAGCTATGCTGGCCAGGTGCATCCAGACCATGCACTGTTTCAAAATGCGTATCCTTGAGATGCAGCTTCTCGGCATAGTTGTTCATCATTTCAACAAACTGCCGTTGCCCACCGGCAATATAGTCAGCCAGTGCAACACAAGCGTCATTTCCGGAATCCACAATTAAACCACGGCTTAAATCACGTACCGATACGCGATCGCCCTCTTTCAAAAACATCAGTGAAGAACCGACAAACACCGGATTATCTTTCGCCCACGCATCGCGCCCCACGGTGACAATATCGTCTGGCGTAATGCGATGACTATCGATAGCGCGATCCACGACATAACCCGTCATCAGCTTTGTCAGGCTGGCGGGATTGCGCTGTTGATGCTCATTACCCGCGGTGAGGATCTGTCCGGTGGTGTAATCCATCAGTACCCAGGACCCGGCATGAATCTCTGGAGGCTGAGGTGAAAAAGGAATGTTTTCCGCCGCAAAACCAGACGATAAGTTAAAAACGAACAAAGAAGCAGCAATAATAAGTCGGCGTTTCAACAGCAAACCCTCAGGAGTTTCAAATAGCTGTTCTTTTTACGGAAATACTTATGAACTGGCTGGAATAAAGTGCAAGAAAATGTGACTACCCTCTCATTTTTATCTGACATGATCTTGTGGCGCTAAAGCTGATTAGTACGGTGATATTTGATACTCTGGCAGACAGCAGAAATAACGGATTTAACCTAATGATGAATGACGGTAAGCAACAATCTACCTTTTTGTTTCACGATTACGCGCAACACCCCTGAGAACCGCCATGAACAAGGGTTTCATGATTTGTGATTTTAGTTTGGTACGCAATTTGGTACACAACACAATTTTCACTTCAGCGGGTAGTCATCAAACTCACCATAACGCACTTCGTTGATGATGTACGTGATCACCAAAAATATCGCATCCGGACTAGTTCCATCTTCATGCGCAGGCATATGTTCATGCCTACCTGTCTGCAAACCAGTAATAAGCCATTACAGGGTGATAGTGATGCATCCACTACGTTAAGCGCAGAGAAATGATGCAGTGGTGGGCGGATTGGCTTGATGAAAAGGTGGAGTGATCCACCTTAACCACTATCTGATAGAAACAAAACCTTGCAAGCCATTGCAAAGCCTTGTGTGCCAGAGTTTTTTCTCATCAACTAACGCAAGTATCGATCGATTGAGACTTGGATGATAGACTTCATGCCTTTGATTATTAGCTGATAGAAGAAATGTTAAAGCTATTTGCAAAGTACACCTCGATTGGAGTGCTGAACACCCTTATACACTGGGTGGTTTTTGGTGTTTGTATCTATGCCGCGCATACAAACCAAGCTCTTGCAAACTTCGCAGGTTTTGTTGTGGCTGTGAGTTTTAGCTTCTTCGCGAATGCAAAATTCACATTCAAAGCATCAACTACAACGATGCGCTACATGTTATATGTCGGGTTCATGGGAACACTGAGTGCTACTGTTGGATGGGCTGCTGATAGATGTTCACTTCCTCCAATTGTCACTCTTGTCACCTTCTCCGCCATCAGCCTGGTGTGCGGTTTCGTCTATTCAAAGTTCATTGTCTTTAGGGATGCGAAATGAAGATATCTCTTGTAGTTCCTGTCTTCAATGAAGAAGAAGCAATACCAATTTTTTATAAAACGGTACGTGAATTCGAAGAGTTGAAGCCATACGAAGTGGAAATTGTTTTCATAAATGACGGCAGCAAAGACGCTACGGAGTCAATCATTAACGCTCTGGCTGTTTCAGATCCTCTAGTTGTTCCGCTGTCATTTACACGAAACTTTGGTAAAGAACCCGCATTGTTTGCAGGGTTAGACCATGCAACAGGTGATGCCGTTATTCCTATTGATGTTGACCTGCAAGACCCGATTGAGGTCATTCCTCATCTGATTGAAAAGTGGCTAGCAGGTGCTGACATGGTGCTTGCTAAACGATCTGACCGCTCAACGGATGGCAGACTGAAGCGAAAAACGGCTGAGTGGTTCTATAAGCTCCACAATAAAATAAGCAATCCTAAAATTGAGGAGAATGTAGGTGATTTCCGCCTGATGTCCCGAGCGGTGGTGGAAAACATCAAGCTTCTTCCTGAGCGCAACCTCTTTATGAAAGGCATTCTTAGCTGGGTTGGCGGGAACACTGATATCGTTGAATACACCAGGGCTGAAAGGATTGCCGGTGATTCAAAATTCAATGGCTGGAAGTTATGGAACCTTGCCCTTGAGGGGATAACCAGTTTCTCTACCTTCCCTCTGCGCATGTGGACTTATATTGGATTGTTGGTAGCAGGCCTGTCGTTCATTTATGGTGCATGGATGATTATAGACACTATCGCCTTTGGCAATCCGGTGCGAGGCTACCCCTCATTGCTGGTTTCTATTCTGTTTCTTGGTGGCGTACAACTTATTGGCATTGGGGTGCTTGGTGAGTACATCGGGAGGATTTACACCGAATCCAAGAACAGGCCTAGATATATTTTAAAAAATGGGGATGAAGCGTGAAACAAATAAAGGAATATTTCATCATTATTTTGCTACTGGTGGCCCCCATCATATTAGCAAACATTTATTACATTGACGATATTGGGCGGTCTACGCTAGGTTACAGATTTTGGTGGGAAGATGGGCGTCCTCTGTCTGATATATTGATGTCTGTTATTATGTTTAGTGGCACAATGGCAGACATTGCCCCTGCTCCGCTCCTTGTTGCTTGTGCCATGCTGTCATGGGTTTTTTATAGATTTGGCAAAGAGTTTTTCAATAACAAAAAAGGGCTTTTCCTGCTCCCTTTGTCTTTTTTAATAAATCCATTTATTGTTGAGGTTGTTAGTTACAGGTTTGATAGCCTGACAATCCTGTTTTCCGCTGTTCTGTCTTTTTCTTTTTTATTTACTTTATCAAATAATCATTATATCAACCTTTTAATTAAGGTGGCTTTAGTGGTTGGTGTAATGTGTTTATATCAAGCATCTGTAAATATAATACTTATTTTTACATCTCTGCTATTCTTTTATGATGTTTATAAGCTGGCATCTCCTTTTGAAATAATAAAATTATCGTTTATACGCGTTTTAAGCACTTTGTTAGGGCTGGCTCTCTATATGAAGGTGATATTGCCTTTGACTTTGGAGTCCTCTCACAGTGCTAACCACCCAAGGGTTTCTGCTGATCTTCTGAACACAGTAATCAGTAACTTAAAATCCTATTACTATCATATAGAAGGGGTAATACTACCTAATGGCATGGGGGAATTCATCATGCCAGTTCTTATTGCAATCTCCTTACTTTCCGCTTTGGTAATTTCTTATAGGTATTTAAGAGGATATAAAGGTAAGTTTGGTTGGTTTATTTTTGTTGTTTCTTTACTTGTAATAATTGTGACTCCAGTCGCCACGATAGGATCTCTTTTACCACTTGATAACCCAATGGTAGGTTTTTCACGGTTGTACATAGGCGTTGGCTCCTATTTGCTTTTTGTCTTATTCCTGGCGACTCTGGCGTGCAAAGAAAGCAAAGTACCGTCATTGGTTGTTCTGCCGATGTATGCATACATGATTATTTTTACATGCGCATATGCTAATTCCAGCAAGCATCAATCCTCTGTTGATAAACAAATAATAGATTCAATAAAAGAAGATACGAAAGAATTCGATTACAATACAAACTATATTATTTTTAATGGTGAGCCACCCAGATCAAGCATACTTACAAACTCATCCAAGAATTTCCCATTGCTAAATGGGCTAGTAGTTAGTTATTTTGGAAACTGGATGTGGGCGCATTATTACATGGGAATAAACGGTTTGAAGCAAATGGACCCTGGGTATAATAGTGAAATAGTCAATAGCTCACTCAGGGACTTTTGCAATTATAAGTTAGTAACCAGTAATCAAGACTATAAGCTATACCATGAAGGGGTAAATATAGTTGTTGATTTTAGCAAAAAAGATTGCATGAATTAATTGTGTTATAAAAGATTGAAAATCCCCGCCTAGCGGGGATTTTTTATTACGTGAAGATTCTCAGTAAAACAAGCTGCTACAATAAACTATCCATCACGCCTTAGACAGGAAGGGTTGATCGGCTACGTAATAGCACCCTCTGCTTGTATGACTTAGCCCCACTCGTATGCGACCAACCCACTCCTTGAAGTTGATCGGTTTCTGTAGCGGCATAACAACCAGGAGGCGTTATGTTTGTGTTGTCACTGTGACTTATCGCAGTAGCAGAACCTACCCATCCATATGTAGTATCTACGCTAAAACACAACGTAGCGCCATTTGCGTCGTAACTTCCGAAGCTAATCGTGACTGGATAACTCACATGGTTAGAAACCTTCTCCAGGTTTGCTTGAGACATCCTTACACCTACGACGCCCTCCGGCACTCGCTCAGCATTAACCTTAACCACGGTATAATCCACACTACAGCCATCAGGCGTGTAAAACACATGAGCAATTGAGCTATCCTCATACGGCAATGTAATATCAAAATGGCAGCTAACTACCGCTGCTGCATAAATATCAAATAGGTTGGTGTTTTTACCCCGCTGGCCGAGCCATGAGTTCCCCAGGCTATTCGATGAATCCCATATGATATTGCGAAGCTCAAGTTGATCTGTTACCCCAAGCCCGTCCCCTGACATGATTTTTTGAGCATCCACCATGTTCCCTGAGAATTGGTAGTTACGGGTACTAATTCTATAAGCAAAGAAGACGCTCCCTGGCAGAGTTATCGGGCAATGGAAAATGTTACCAGTCACGAGCACCCGCTCTGTGTTAGAGTCCCTGGGAGTGTCCTTCCACATCTCGCTGTTAACGAATATTCGGCCTATTTCCTGATTTGGATCTTTAGGCGGTTCAATAACAGCGATATTATTAGCAATAATCACGTTATGTATATGGGTGATCGCCACCTTCTGGTCTGCTGTCAGGGTGACAAATTGCCCCGCGACACTTGCGGTATTATTGCACACGCTAATATTGTACATGTACAAACCTTGTCCAGCCGCTTCTGCACCGTGCATAACCACATAGACACCGCGCATCAACCCAGTCATGTGATTGTTATCGCAGAATGTATTATGTTGATGTAGCTCTACACCAGCAGAGACCCTGTTTGCGAAACCAGTATCTGCCGACGGGTTCATGTAGCAATTTCTGACACCAGAATAAGGGCAACCTACATAAAACAACGACTGATCCACGTTGCGATCAATATCAGTCTTTTTGCAGCTAGTTACCGTCACCCCATCTACTACTGTGTTATTGCCGTAGCCATTCCAGCCCAGAGTTGCCGCCCAGGTAAGGTCTCCATTAGTGATGGTAATGCCACGGATGCTACAATCATAAGACCTACCTGTACCAATGGCGTAGCACAGGGCGCTACCGATTGGTTGTTTGTTTGTAGGCCCGCAGTCGATAATGCCCGAACCATAAATATGGCAGTTATTCAGCGATGCAGACGTTGCCGGGTCGTTCCCATTAAAACCACAGAAAACGCAATACGCTTTTTCATTAAAGAACGTAGTCAGAGCGACGGTGCTGCCCGCTTCAAAGTAGATGTCAACATTACTGAGTAGCTGGATAACTCCAGCATAGCTGGAAATCTTTTCTGGACGGCCATACGAATTCAGCCACCACTTCCCTGGTGGGATAACCAGAGTCCCACCACCATGTGCATTCAGATAATCAATGGCATTCTGAATATATTGACGACTGTCTACATTAGGGCCGGGCTGGATGACGTTGCCGCTTGAGTCACAGTGGAAATCCCAAAGGCTTACACGCTCGTCCAGAACGTCAGAGACTTTACGCACAGTAGCGTTAGGAGCGTCTTTATAGCGATACCCTACCAGGCTCGCCCCTTGTGCGGCTTCTAACTGAGTTTTGAACTGATCCGGGTCGTACTTCAGCACGTTAGGGTAGTAAAACTGCTGCACGCCATACGCATCGTATACAGCCATGCTGTGGCCCTGAACGGTGACAAATTTCGACACCTGTCCGTTGTATACCGGATAGCCGGCAGCGTTAATGATGATTGGTTGCGAAACAGGAACGTGAGAGCCGTCTTCGTTCTCCACATAAACCTGAATCTGGTTTTCTGGATTTACCGGGTCAGTGTCAATTTTACCGATATAAATTTTGCCATTAGCTACGGCTTTAAAAGAACGCGCCATAGTGAAGAGTTGCGAAGGCATTGATACGATCACATTGGCTGTAATGTCTGTCATTTAATTTGCTCCAGATACAAGGAATCACCGAAGCATGGCTACGATGAATTTTGGGCATAAAAAAACCCAGCCGAAGCTGGGTCGTTGCGTTGGTTATCTGTCAGTAGTTATGTACTGAAGGAGGTAATTCTTTATTCTTAAGTCTCATCCATGCGGAAAGATTCGTTGGTCCGTCTGGCTCATTAATATCAACATCTCGTGTGTGATTGATTAAAACGTCTCTCGCCATTCCGATAACATACGAGAACTCATGGCCATAGTCGTAGCATCTGCCGGAATAGTTCGATTGAATTTGTTTTAGCGCCAGATACAGTTCGCGGAATAATGCCTGTGAGCGGTTGGCATAATCCCATAACCATACAAGGCTGTTTGCTTCTTTTGCAGAAAGCTCGTTGGTTTTCTTCTCTTGTTTGCCGATAAATTCACCTTCAAGCACTACCCTGTGGATGTACTCTACGGCTTGCGGTATCTGAGATGCATCAAGCTCTTCAATACTTTCCACATTGAAACGCTGATGAATCATTGCATAAGCTTCTGGGTACATTAGATGCTTTTTGCTGACTAGCATATTTACAGCATCACGAAGCGGAGTCCTGTCATCAACAGATGTTTTCTTACGTGCATTTTCTGCCTTTCCCTTTGTCCAGTAGTCATGCAGTACAGTAAAGCATTCTTCCTGGTACTGAATCAGTTTATCACGGATGTCAGCACGAACTTTCTCAGGGTTGATGCTGAACAGCCATCCATTTAACTTCTTCAAAGGAAGGCAGAGTAGCTTACGAAGCTTCCCATCAGCGGCAACCATGTTCATATGAACACAGTTGAATTTGCTAATCTGCTTCATGAGTTTTGTTTGCTGCGTTGACCAGCTCATTCCAAGGTTTTCAACGATTGGCTTCATCGCAACATATGCAACTCCGGCAGCCATGGCGGTGATAATTTGCTGACCGTTGAATGGTACATAAGAGGTGTTCACTGCTTCTAAAATTGCTATACTATTCATGTTGGTTTTTCTCCACGGATTTACTGACAACCGAAGCCCTGACTGTTCCCGCAGTTGGGGCTTCAACTTTACGCGCCAATGCGCCCTTCCTTCTTAAAGCTTTCCATTACTCTCTGATAAATCTCAGAGTTAACAGACCGACCATTCTCTTCCGCCACCTTGCGGACCAAATCCAATACTTCTTTAGGCCACCGCAAATTGAACTGCGGCATCTTGCTCATTCCTTTCATATTCACCTCACAATATAGGTCCACCGTGGACCTATTGAGAATATAGTAGAGTGCTTCTATCATGTCAATACACTAACTTGGAGTGATGGCATGGCTAGAGATGATCCGCACTTTAACTTCCGTATGCCTATGGAAGTAAGGGAGAAATTAAAATTCAGGGCGGAGGCGAATGGGAGATCAATGAACTCCGAGTTGTTACAAATCGTCCAAGATGCTCTATCAAAACCATCGCCTGTGACTGGATATCGCGACGATGCAGAACGACTCGCTGATGAGCAGTCAGAGCTTGTTAAGAAGATGGTGTTTGATACGCTGAAGGTTTTGTACAAAAAACCCACCTGAAGGTGGGTCCTATTTATTAGTCTTGCTTTGTTGATGGTATAAGAGATGCGTTTGCCTCTTTTGGCTTCAAGGTATACATCCCACCATTAAAAGGATCTACAGCAAGCCAACCAATTAACCCACCAAACACAAGGTTTCCACCAATATACCAGCCATTAGCATTGGCTTTGATTGGCAGGGTAACTGGTTCGTACCCATCCTTTTCCATAGTGATCTGGTAGCTCTTTTTGCCAAAATAACTACCATCTGACTTGGCAAGAGTTACTCCTTGCGGGGTCTTACCTTGCGCAACAATCACGCCTGATTCGTCTTTTACCTTAAAGCTCGCACCGGAAGGATTGCTGTTCACTTGCACAAGCTGCGTTTCGTCACCAACAATAGTTGCGCACCCAGATAACAATATAGCGCCAGCAACGACGCCAATAATCCTCTTCATATCAATTTCCATATTTAAAAAACCGGAAACATCCTAATGACAAACCATTCAAATGTGAAGTAGGCAAAAGATGTTTACTTTTTTCATGGTATCCTGCTCAAAACTAAGGAGGTTGGCGTGAAGCAATTTCTTACTGCTATGTTCTTATTCATATCTTTTGGGGCTACAGCAGAGTGCTGGGTCGTTGGAGATATGCGCGGAATAAGCTATTCAGAACGAAATAATTTCCATCCGGAAGAAGATGGTTTTAGTGGAACATTCATCATTAAGACAAACGGTGAAGATGCCAGCATCACATATTCTGGGACAGATGCGGGCGGCATGGCTTACAAAGCATTGTCTAAAAACTCCATCATAGGAATCGGCGCGAATGGCGAAACTCAACGCGTTATCGACTCATGGGTAATACATCCTACTGGAACAGTTTTAATGTCAAAAACCATTTCCGGTTATGGAAATATGGATTCAACCAAAGCTTTTGTTGGAAAAGTAAAAAGAAAATGTTAGCGATTGAATCCAATTTCCCATACGTTACTGCTGTGTTGCCTCAGTAGCAAACAGCGGTCTGATGGCATTCGCAGCGTTATTTATCGCTCTTTCATAGGCTGGTGTTCCTGCTTTGGTGTTTGCCAAACGAAGAAGCATATTCCTTGCTGCTTTGGACTCATACAAGCGCATCATTGCACCAAAACCAGCCTCAAGCCCCATTGATACGCCAAGGGTCGCAGTTGCGCCAATCGTCCTTATCCTGTTGGCTTGCGATTGCCCCGTCTGAGTTACTACATTTGCGGTGTCTGACCTTGCTGTTTGCTGTAGAACTTCATGAAGAGCATCAAGCTCTTTCATGTGCTTTCCAGAAAAAATAGTGTTGTAAATTTCACCGCCTGACTGAGATTTCAGCTTATTAACTTCAGTGATGAACTTGGCTGGAGAGTCCCCGGCCTTTTCCGCTATTTTGCTGACGTAAGCTGCACGCATAGCCTCTTTCCCCTTATCATCCAGTGCGCTCCAGATTCGTTTCACGTCAGATGGTTTTCTGCTTAATACAACGGTATTTATAAGTTCAGGACTGGCTTCACTGCTTGCCTTGTTGAGCTTGTTGGCAATGTTTTTATTAAGCACCTTATTATAAACGTTTGCATAATCGGAATTTGCTTTAAGGTATTTTGCTGCGTCTGATGCACCGAGGTTTTTAGCAACTGCGTTACGAAGGTCTTTTGACATTGCATTCTCTACCATATTGGTAGCTGCTTTTGCCTGGTTGGGGAAGACCATAGCATCTCCCTGAACATTAGATCTAAATGCTGTTCTGTGCTGACGCAAGAGATCAAACGTAACATCCAAATCAGTTGCAGGGTTTGCTAATTCTTCACGTAGGTTACGCAAGGATGTAAGCAGGCTTTGATTGGCAGACGTCCCAAGCCGTTCCTGTCTTGCGATCGCTGTATTCAGAGCATTCATGGTATTTGTGGTATCAACTGCGGCATTACCCATTTTATTGGTGACGTCATTGATAACAGCGCCAGCGGCATCCTTCCGCCCCCTTAACGTGGTGGTCAGAGATTTCACCACATCATCAGGGTTGTACTCACCAAAACGGTCAAAATAATTGCTTACCAGCTTACTCCGCGTTGCATATTGCTCTGCTCGCTTTGAGCCCGTCCCGAGCAAAGCCCCCTCGGCATCCTGAGTAAGGCCGCGAGTGAAAGCATTTTTCGGCGGGATAACATCAGATGTCATTGGTGTCACGCCCATCGATTCTGATGTGGCAATTTTCTTCGCCACTTCTGGCGCAATATCACCTTTTATAGCCGTTATTCCACGCCCTATTCCCTTTGCTGCTGCGGAAAGAACACCCTGAGCGGCAAGGTTAACTCCGGCATTTTTAGCTGCATTTTGTGCGAAATCGCCTTT